GCAAGGCCGACGTGGTCGTCGCCAACTACGACACGATCCAGACCCTGCCGTCGCTCGACGGCTTCGACGGGGTGGTGTTCGACGAACTGACGCGGCTCAAGAACCCGTCCGGCGCACGCTTCAAGGATCTGTTCAAGAAGCTAAACGGCATGAAGTTTCGGTGGGGCCTGACCGGGTCGTTCACCTCGAACGGGCTGGAGGACGTGTTCGGCCAGTGCAAGGTGATCGACGTCGACCTGCTCGGGCGCTCCAAGGGGGCGTTCCTACAGACCTGGTTCATCCCGATCAGCCGGGAGTTTGGCCAGTGGGTCGCCCGGCCCAGCGCCTTGGCGGGCATCATGGCCAAGATCAAGCCCGCCACGTTCGTGCTGGACGCGGGCGAGTATTCCGACAAGCTGCCGCCGCTCAACGTGGTCGAGGTCAAGTCGTCCATGGACATGAAGGCATACGACAAGATGAAGCGGGACTATGTCGCGCAGGTCGGCACCGAGACGGTGACCGCCCTGACCGCAGCGGCCATGACCAGCAAGCTCCAGCAGCTCGCTGGCGGGTGGGCCTACGCACCTGAGCCGGTCTGGTTCTCGTCGCATCGGTTTGACCGGCTGGAGGAGTTGCTGGCCGAGAACCAGCGGGCCAACACCCTGGTGGTCTATAACTACCGCGAGGAGCTGGCCGAGTTGAAGCGGCGTTACCCACACGCCGTGACGCTGGACGACGCGGACGCGATTGCCCGGTGGAACGCTGGACAGGTGCAGATGCTGCTGGTCCACCCGAAGTCGGCGGGCCACGGCCTGAACCTCCAGCACGGCGGGTCGCACATCGTGTTCGTGTCGCTGCCGTGGTCGCTGGAGCTGTTCGAGCAGACGGTCGGGCGGCTGCACCGCAGCGGGCAGAAGCACCCGGTGTGGTGCTATGTGCTGATGACCGAGAAGACGATCGACGAACGGATCTGGCAGTCGCTGCACGACAAGCGGTCGCTGTCTCAACTGGCTACAGAGGAGTTGGCCACATGACGATGCTGGAGAAGGCCGCGCGGGCGATCAAGCTCGAACTATATGAGCAAGAAGACAAGGCCCGCCGCGCCCGCAAGCGCGCGAGCATCGACACCCATGCCCTCGCCCGCGCCGCACTTGAGGCGATCCGAGGGATGGATAGCCACGGCATTGACCTGAACTATTGGTCAGAGCGAGTTGTGGACGCCATCCTGAACGAGAAGACGACATGACCGAGTGGACTGACCTGGTCGAACGCCTCCCGTCGATGAGCGAGGCCGAGCTGAAGGACGCGATCGACGCCGAGGCGCGGCGTGACGAGCCGCGCGCCTCGCACCTGACCCGGCTGCACATGAGATACAGCAAGGTCCGCGCCGCCCGCGAGCGGGCCGAGCTACTGCGGCGCGGGTGACATGGTGTTGGCAGGCTGCTCGCCGCTGGCAGACGGGGTGGCCATGGCGTTTACGCCTACGCCCGTGACGCCGCTCCAGAACGCGGGGTTCATCAGGTTGCGTTCGGCCTGCCAGCGTTGAGGCGCAGGGATGCGCTCCAGTATTTGCCCGAACGTCTCGCCGTTACGGAAGGCCCTGTTTAGTGCTTCTCGTGTCCGAGGCGGTATGCGAAGCGCCGCCACGGCGTCGCTGAACGCCATCGCAGCGCCGACTTTAGGCGTCGCTCCAGCCAGAGCGCGAAGGATGTTCCGATCCGCGCGAGCGTTGCCGGGGGGTGCCAAGAGCTGCAATGCAGTGTCGCGCGCGCCGGGCTGGCTTGCCAGATCAGCGGCAAGTTCGTCGACGCGGATGTCTTCGGCCACGCCTGCAAGCGCAGGCATACGACTGACGCCCTCGTTGCCGCCCATGGCCACATTGAAGTCCCCCATCTGGCCAAAGATGGCCTCGACCGGGCGGCGGTCCCGCCCCTCAACGAGCGACGCAAACGCGGAAGGGCTGTCCAGATATGTGTCGCGCGCGACACCGGCCAACGCGCGGCGCTGGGCCTCTTGCGCGGCGCTGGAAAACTGCGTGAGATACTGGCCCCACTCCGCGCCGCCCGCTTCTTGGATCGCGTCGTCAATAGCCGCGCGGACCTGCCCAAGCTCCCTGGCCACCTGCGCGGCCTGCGGCGCTGCGGTCGCTCCGGCGGGCGTGACGCGGTTGAGTTGCCGCGCCACCTCGTTGTTTATCCCTATCTGGCGGACTACGTTTAAATCCTCCGCGTCGATAACGCCTCCGCCCCTGTCCGCCAGCGCGCGCAGCCGCGCGGCGAGGTTTGAGTAGATCCGCGTCTGCGCCGGGTCGGCGCTGATACCAGGCCGGTCGACGCGAGCCATGAGGTCGTCCGCGATCGCGCTGATGTCGAGTTGTCCGCTTGCGTTGGCTGCGCGCAAAGCTCGCTCGCGGACCTCGCCGGCTGCTCCCGTAGCCTGTGCTCGCGCCGCGCGCGCGGCGGCGTCCGACGCGGCCTGCACATCGCCGCCCGCCGCGCTGGCGACCGTGGCCCGCCGTGCAGCCTCTTGTCCCCGGCTAACCGCGCCGAAGTAATCGTCTTGTCCGATGATACCAACGCGCTCTGCGGCGTCGCCGACCGCCTGTATAACGGAGTTGTCGATGCCTGCGCGGACCAGCGCCTGCCGCACGGTGTCGCCTTCGCGGGCGTTCCGAAGCGCGGTGATGATGCGCTCGGCGTCCGCACCCATGGCGTCCGTGATGATGTTTGCAGCCGCGCCCTCGCCCCTGCGGGCGGCGCTGGTCAAAAGGTTGGTGGTCGCGTTCACAAGCCATTTGGCCGGTCGCGCCAATACGGGCATGGCACCGCCAAAAAGCGCGCCTTGCCCCACATCTTGATCTAGCAAGGCGGCTTGCCCTGCCCCGGCACCCGCGCCTGCGATAATCCGCGAACCGACGTTCAAACCCCTCTCGCCGAGGGACGGCGCTTGCCCGGCAAGCGGTGGGCGCACGGCAGACGGGCCAAAGCCGCTCGCGCGGACCAGTTGACCGAAGTCGTTCACAGCATTGCCCACCCCCGCCGCGCGCGGGGCGAGTGCGTTAATGCCCTGCCCCGTGCGCGATATCGCCTGCCCAGCGAGATTTGTGGTCCCTCCAAGGGCTGCCGTTTGACCGGCAAACCGCGCGGTCTCCACCGAGCCGCCGAGGCCCGCGTTGGCGCGTTCGGCGTCGACACGCTGATTGACCGCAGCAAGGAACTCGTTTGCGTTCTGAGAGACGCCGCGCCCGAAGTCGCCCAAGCCAGGGATGTAGCTCATGGCGTTGCCGCCGAGGCGGACAGCACCCCCGAGGATGTCGTTGACGCCGCCAGCCGCGCCCACCCCAAGGCCCATAAGGGTGCCGAGGACCGGGTTCTGGCGCGCGCCTGCGACCGCTTGGTCCAGCAGGCTGCCCTGCGGCGCAGCGGCTGGCACCATCGGCAGGCCCTCGACGCCGCCCTGCACCTCGACGTCCTCAAGGCCGCGCGGGAACTCCCATGTGTTCGTGGTCGGGTTGAAGTAGCGCCCCTCGGCGGTCAGCTTCTCCTCGGTGTCCTCCGGGGCCAGCGGGCGGAGGACGTAGGTCGTGCCTTCCGCCGTGCGCTGCACGTCGCGGATCGTCGGCGTGGCGTATTCGTCAACCGCAGGCGCGGCAGGTGCTGGCGCAGGCTGACGCCCGCCGCCGGTAGGCGCGCGGCGCGGGGCTGCGGGGCGGGGCTGAGTGATAGGCTCAAACCCGGGCGGCGGAGGCGGAGGCGCGGCTGACCGGCTGATCGGTTCAAACCCGGGCGGCGGAGGCGGGGTCTGCATCATGTCCCGGGCACCCACGCTGAACCGTTCCAATAGATGCCCTGCCCTTGCGCGTTCCTGTGCGTGGCTCGCCCGCCGCCAGAAGGTGCCGGGGTGGGCGGTGCGCCACCCCCGCTAACTGGAGACGGAAGCCCCGCCTCGGCATATGCGGCCTCCAATCGGGCGAGAGCACCGTCAATAACCTGCAAGTTGCGGCGCAGCTGCTCCGGGCTTTGCGAGTTGCGGATGTTGGCGATGGTCGCACCGAGAAGGTCCAGTTCTCGCACGGTGATCTGGCCAAGCGCGCCACCCGTCGGCGAGTTTGCGCGCATCTCTGCCAGCCGCTCGAAACTGAGGTTGGCTTCCAGCGTGTCGAGGTTGGCTGCAAGGTCGGCAGCCGGTGTGCCTGGAATGGCGGCGATAAGCGACCCCAGCCCGGCGGTCCACCCGCTGACGTTTGGCAGTATCTCTCCAACCACCCGGCGGGTGTTCTGCACGGTCGTCTGGTTGGTCTTGGCGGCGTTTCGGGCTGCGAGGTCCGCCGCCGCGCGTTCGGCAGCGGCTTCCGCGTCTGCTCGCTGCTGTTCGGGAGACGGGGCTGGCGTCAGCGGTGCGCCTGACGGCCCGCGCAGCAGTTCGCTGCGGCCATCCGCGTAGACGCGCACCAACCCATCCACCGTCGGCACGTCGGTATACTTGGTCGGGTCCGCAGTGACCGCAATCGGGCGCGGTGGCGTCGCACCAGGTGCGAGTGGGTTCGTCTGCACCGGCACGATAGACCCGCCGGCATCCTGCATGTCGTAGGCCGGGGTGAACCGCTCCAGCAGTTTCAGGCCCTCTGGCGTCGTAGCCAGTTCGTTGGCCAGCAGCGCGCGGCGCTGCTCGACCGGCGCAGCAAGGAACCGCGACGCATAGGCGTCGAAATCAGCCTCCGCGATACCCGCCGCGAGAGCCTGTGCGCGAACGGCGGCTATGCTCGTGTCGGACGGGTCGTTGTAGACCGCCGCCAGCGCGCTCTGCATGAAGCCCCGGTCCTCGCCGCGCGCCTTGCGAGCGTATTCACCTCCGGCGCGGGCCTCCGCCGCGCGGGCGTTGAACAGCGTGTCGCCTGCGCCCGCAGCCTCAAGGTATGGCGCGGCGTCCGGCCCCGCCATGCGGATGAACTCGTTGACCGAGTTGCGGTCTCCGTAGTCCACAGTAGCCGCGCGCTCGCGGACCATGGCGTTACGCGCCGCAGTCGCCTGCGCAGCCTGTTGCGCCATCTGGTTTGCGCGGAACGTCTGCTCGTTTTGCCGTCCGGTGTCGTAGGCGGCAAAAGCGTCGTAGGTCTGGGGCCGAAGACCCATGCTGATGCGAGCGTCGATGGGCATTAGCCGACCCCTCCGCGCCCTGCGCCATAGCCGCCATACGGCGTGGCTGATGGCGGCGGGACCGGCGCGCGACCGCCAAAGCCGCCTCCGCGCCCCATATAGCCCGTAAATGCGTTGGTCACGCCGCTGAGAGCATCCGTATACGCATTGGCTTGGTTGATATACCGCGAGGCGCGGGCGTTGCCCGCCCCCATGGCGTTCTCACCGAGTTGCGTGCCGAGTTGCCCGGCAGCACCGGACAGCATGTTGGTGGCCCCTTGGCCCGAGGCCATCAGCGTGCCGAGCGGGTTGAGTTGGTTCGACCTGTTGGTCTGGTAGCGGTCAAAGGCGTTCTGGTATTCCTGCGACGCCAGATCCTGACCGAACCGCTGCGCGCCTTTGAACATTGACCCCGACATGACCATGCCGCGCGCCGCTGCCGACCGCTCCAGCGCCTTGTTGCCCTCGGCCAGCCGGAAGGCGTAGCCCGGGTCGGCCTCGTAGTCGGCCATGCTGAAATCGCGGCCAAAGCGACCGTAGTCGCCCGCCGTCGCGTCACCGCCGATGCCGAGCAGTTCCATGATACGGTTCTGGCCGGTGATGCCGCCCTGCCGGAACGGCTCTTGGAGCTGCACCTGCCGGTCGAACATCTCGCGCTGGAGACGCGACGCCTCCGCAGCGGACTGGACCTGCGCGTCGGCTGCTCGCCTGGCGGCGCGGCTTTGTGAGGCCCCGCCAAGGATAGACGAGCCTGCGGTTGCTCCAGCGACGGCAACGAGCGGATTAGGCATTGGGGAACTCCTCCCGATAGGCCGCGAACGGCTCACCATACATCAGCATCACGGCGGGGGCCAGCCGCAGCGCCTCGGCCTGACCGTGGCAGAGCAGGACGACCAACAGCACCACGTCGTAGTAGGCCGCGCGCCACACGAACGACCGCTCGTCAGCCACACCGCCGTCCTCAGCCTCGTTGGCCGCGTGCCATTTCAGGATGGCGGTGGCGACCGCAGCCTGCAAGGCGGCGGCGTTGGCCTGATAGAAGACGTTGCCCGGCATCGACACCAGCGCGGCCCACAGCGCAGGCATCACGTTGCCGATAGGGTCGCCGTCGTGGGCGTCGTCGAACACCTGGATGACCTGCCACAGGTCCAGCAGCCAGTCAGCCGCAGGGCGGGGCAGGTCCAGTTGGTGCTTGAAGTGATGCTCCAGCGCCTCGATCACGAGATGGTCCTCCCGCTGGCGCGGATGTTGATGGCGGTCGCGGTGCCGGCGAGCGTAGAGATGTAGCCGCCGTTGAGCAGCACATGGCCGATCAGTTCCGGGAACAGGTAGGTCTGCCCCGGCTGGATCGACACCGTCTTGACGACGAGGTTGGCGTTGGTGGGGTTGTCCAGCGACGCCACGATATTGACCGACAGCGTCGCAGCGTTGGCGCTGTAGTTGGTGGCGGTGAACTTGTCGATGATCGTGGTCACCGCTGTCGAGGTGTATTGCGTCGTCTGGACAGCCTCTGCCGTCTTCGACGGGATCAGGACGCGAACGTAAACGGCCATCAGGCCCTCCTAGATTGTGAAGACGAAGCGGACCCGCCCCGTCAGGCCGTTGTCGCCACGGTCGCCGCCGACAGCGGGCGTCCCTCCGTTGCCGCCTGCGCCGCCTTGCAGCCCGCCGACGCCCGCCGTGGCCGCAGCCCCGGCCTGCGTGAAGAAGTTGCCGCCGATGCCCGTCGTGTTGGTGTCGGAGCCGCCCGAGGCCGTGCCGCCTTGGCCTTGAATGGTGTTGCCGTCGGACGTGCCGCCCGCGCCGCCCGTGGCGATCATCGGCGTGATCGTATACGTCCCGCTCGACACCGTCGAGGTGCCGCCCGTGTTGCCGGGGTCGGGGGTGTTGGACCCGGTGCCGCCCACACCGACGGCGTAAAGGATGGTTTTGGCCGCGTCAGCGCCGCTCAGGGCCAGCGTGGTCTTGCTGTAGCCACCCGCGCCACCGCCGCCGCCTTCGTTGGACCCCTCAATACCAAACCCGCCGCCGCCGCCGCCGCCCCACACCTCGATGACCGCGCTGATCGGCGCAGCCGGGATCGTGACGGAGCCGGAGCCTGTCGAGAAGTCGAACGTGACCAGCGTAGGCGCGGTCTGGACGCTCAGGCCCGCCATGACGGCGACGACGCCGGTCATCAGGTGACCCCCAGACCGGCGATGAGCCACGAGGTCGCGCCGACCTTGACCAGCGTGGCCATGGCGTTCTGCGCCAGCGTGCGGGTGCCGGTGGTCGTGGTGTTGACCAGCGTCATCGTGTCGGTCGTGATGGCCACCGACAGCGACGTGGCGTTAACGTTGATGACGACGATAGCCGTGCCGATCGGGAACGCCACCGCTGCGTTGGCCGGGACGGTCAGCGTCAGCGACGAGCCGTTCATCACCACGGACTTGCCCCGGTCGGCCAGCACCAGTTGATAGTTGGCGGTCTTGAGGTTCTGCGGCACGTCGAGATAACCCGCCGTGTGCGACGCGGCAGCCGCATCCTGGATGGTCGTCGTGCCGGTCAGCGCGGCGTTGTTGATCGGCGCGTAGGTCGCCGCCGCAGCCGCAGTCGACAGGCCGTCGGTGATGCCGTAGCCCGCCAGCGTTGTCGGCTCGCCCGTGATCTCCGACCACGGCACGCCCGTCGCGCTGACGTCGTTGATGCCGTAGATGTCGTCGTAAGTGCCGATGAGCGCGTCCGCGCTGTCGCGCAGCACGAACTTGTAGGCGACCTCGCCGGTCAGCCAGACCTCGCTCTCCAGCCGCCCGGCGGCATCCATGATGATCGGGTTGGCGTGCGGCGTGTCGCCGGTCGACGACGTGTAGGTCGTCTGCGGCGTCGTGGTGCCTGCCGCGTAGGTGTAAAGCCGCCCGCCGGTCAGCGGGTTGCCGGAGTTGTCAAGGAACTGCTGGCCAGCGCCGGCGAGAGGCGAGAGGAAAACGGTCATTGGTCAACCTGTGTGATGCTCAATAGCGCCGAGGGGCTTGCAGGGGCGAACGCAGTCGCAGCGTGGGCGTTCAGTATAACATTGGTGTCGTCAGCGGCCCACATCAGCTCTACATAATCGCTATGTGACAGCGGGATCGTTGCCAGCAACGGGATCAGCACCTCGTCGTCGTTACCTTTCAGCCGCCACCGGCTCGTGGAGCTGGCCACGTCGGCACCGTTCTTGCGCAACCACAGATATGCTAGGGTCGAGCCGCCGGTTGTCTTGTCCAGCGACACCGTGGCCGAGACGACGAACACCCCCGCGCGGGTGACGTTGATGCGCGAACTGGCGCTAAGGCTGACGCCTGCGGCGTAGTTGGTGGTGTTGAACGTCACGGCAGTCGCTGTGCCGGCGCCCGACAGCGTCTGCGTAGCCGTGCTGGCGAACCCACCCGCGTAGCCTTGTGGCGGCGCCAGAGGCGGCGCGGACAGCAGCCCTTGCACGTCGGCGCGCAGCAGGTCCATAGCGGCCTCAGCCTCCGCTCCGCTGAACGGCGCAAGCGACAGGTCGCTGATGGAGATGTCGGTGGTGCCGCTGCCGGTCTGGCCGAACTGATTGAACAGGAACCGATACCACTCGCGCGACATGATGTTGGTGCCCGGCTCCAGCACCGGGACGCGCGCGGCGGGGATGGAGGTGATGTCAGCCACTGGTGCCGCTCACCGTCAGTTCCGCCCCCATGATGGCCACCTTGACAGGGGCGGTGCCTGACACCTCGTAGACCCGATCGCGCAGCTTGTTGGTCATGCCCAGCCTGCGCCAGATGACGCGCGTCTGCGACGCACCGAGCAGGCCCATAGACCGCCAGTGTTCCTTCGACCAAGTGTGTCCGCCGTCGTCGGACCAGCGCAGCATCACCTGTGGATCCGCACCCTCGGTAAAGGGGTTGCCCAGCAGCAACGGGATGTCTGCCGACACCAGCAGTTCCACACCCGTCTCGACCAGCAGCGGCTCGTCCGCGCCGTAGCCTGCCAAGCCGACGCCGGTCTCGCAGACGAGCTGGAGCGCGTGCTGCGCGGTGCGCTTGAAGTCGTTCTGGCCGGTCGGCAGCGCCCGCCACCGACGCAGCCACTTCTGGACCAAGCCGTTGTCGGCGTAGGTGTCAAGGTCCAGTTCGTAGATGTTGCCGTTCTCGAAGTCGCCGACGATCAGTGCGCCGAGGAAGTTGACGAAGCAGTTGGACCGATGGCGCGTGAACACGCCGTTCTTGAGGCCGCGCCGCTCGTGCCACGCCCGCGTCGCAGCGTCGAACACCCACGTCGTGTCGGCCAGCGGGAAGTTGAGGACGTAGAACTCGTGGCCGTCCTGCTGGTAGGAGTAGGCCACCGCGTCCGTCATGTCGGCGTAGCTCTGGATGGCGAACTCGACGGCGTGCGTCGAGATGCGCTCGGCCTGATAGCCGTTGGCGCGGTAGACGATGCCGCGCCCACGGGCGTCCTGCCCCAGCCAGGTGATGCTGTTGTCCAGCTTGGCGATCGAGTTGGGGGCGACGCAGCCGACCTCGTTGTAGGCCCCTTGGATGCGGGCCAGCGGGAAGTCGGCGTCGCCGGAGTTATACCAGACCTCGGTCGAGTTGGTGCCGAACACCCACACCTCGCGGTGGTTGGCGACCAGACCGACGACGTTGTCCGGCGCACCCTCGGCGCTGGCGAAGTCCAGTGGATCCACACTGTTGCCGTCAAACAGGGTGGTGACCCAGATGCGTTGCGAGTTGGGTTCCGAGAAGGTGAAATAGCCGTCGAGGTAGGCGACCGTGCTGGCCCCGGCGAAGTCCTCGTCAGTGATCTCGGCCAGCACGCCGGTGTCGAAGTTGTAGATGTAGCCCTTGGGGTCGGCAGCGATGAACAACTGCGTGCCGTTGTCGGCCATGGAGACCGGGCCGCTGTTCTCGACTGTGCCGATCAGCGTCGAGACGCCGGCGGTCGTGACCGAGTAGAATGACTGGCCCGACACGACGTAGCCGGTGCTGCCGTTCGACCACAGACCCTGGATGGGGCCGGTGCCGATGGTGGAGATGAAGCGCAGCCCCGGCGCGCGTTGGAGATACGCCGCCTCCAGCCCGCCCTCGGTCATGACCTCGGGATACAGGTTGACCATGCGGTTGTCGGCAGCGTTGACGCTGCGGACCACATAGCTGCTGCCGAGGATCGGGGACTTCATGTCAGTTCGGCTGGTTGGTGTAGATGTTGTAGCGTCCGGGCGATCCCATGATGCCGGACGGCATGGCCATCATGTCGCCCGGATTGTTGATCCGCTTGAGGTTACGCTTGGACACCATGGCGACGCGGGTCACCTGTGGCGACGGCTCGACACCGAACTCCGGGGCCAGTTCGCAGGCCAGATTGTAGCGGAAGGCGCGCAGGTAGCCCGGCGGGAAGACCAGTTCGGTGCCGAGCGTCGCGGGCTGCGCCAGCGGCTGCACCGAGATGAAGTGCCACACCAGCGGGCGCGTCGGCACCGGATAGATCGTGTAGGTGGCGTTCGGGTTCGTCGCCTCGGGGTAGATGACCTGCGGGTAGGTGGTCGTCACCGTCTTCAAGACGATGGCGTTGTATTCCGCCTCGTTGATGATGGCGGGCATGAACGCCAAGCCCTGCGCGTCGACGTAATAGGTGGCGTCGTCGAGCAGCACGGGCCGCTGACCGACGAAGTCGCCGGTCGGGCCGATCGTGCGCACCGCCTCGTTGGCGGGCCATGTGAATGTCTGATCCTGGGTGGCGTAGACAGCGAGCCTCTCAGTGCTCCAGCTATCAATCATCATGTTCATCGCGGCCAGCGCGTCCTGCGCCGTGTCCGCCGACGGAACCTCGCCCTCGGCCAGTTGACCGATCAGCCGGAGCGCGCCGTAGATGATGTCTCCTGCGGTCGTCATGCTGGCGTCCTGTCGTTGGCAAGGGCAGTGCCGCCCCGCCGGTTAAGGCGGGGCGGGGTAGGCGTTAGCCGTAGCGGTAGAGCACCCAGGCGCCGTCCCCCGACTTGCGGGCGCGGAACAGTTGGGCGGTGCCGGCGACGGCGGCGACGGTCATCAGGCCGACGAGCGACCAGCCGGTGTTGGTCACCAGGGTGATGACACCCGAGCCGCTGCCGTCGACGTTGACGACGCTGACCGGGAACGACGAGCCGACCTTGGCGTTGCCAAGCGCGGCTTCGAGGGCCGCGACGGTCGGCAGGGTGTAGGACGCCGCCGAGCTGCCGGGGCTGCCGAGGATGATGCCGTTGGTCAGTTGCGCAACCGTCAGGTTGGCAGTGCCTGCGGCGGTTACGGGGGCGGGCAGGACGTTGAGGGCGACTTCGGCGAGATTGCCGTCGCCGACCTGATAGCCGCCGCCGATGGTTCCGATGGGCATGGTATTGTCTCCTTGCGCTGGGGGTTAGCCGAGCAGGCGGGTGGCGGCAGCGGCGCGGATCGCGGCGTAGCCATACAGGACGTCGATACGGCAGGGCATGCGGTCGTTGTTGATGTCGTAATCACGAACGATGCGCATGGAGATGCCGTTGTGGACCTGACGCGAGGCCATGTCGACGCCCTGCGGCAGCAGGAGGTCGGCGGTGGCGAACGCGAAGGCGTCCTTGTGGTAGATCAGGTTCTGCGGAGCCGAGGTCGAAGCGACGCCGTCAAAGATGATCGCCGCGCCGGACTGCGGGAAGGCGTTGACCGTGGCCAGTGCTTCCGACGCCGTGTAGATCGGCGGCGAGATGGCGACCGAGGTATATGCGCCGCCCGAGGCCGTGTTGGACGCGGTG